ATGGCTATTTCAGATAGTTATCTAAAGTCATGCCTTGGGCGCGAGCGCGACAAGGTTGAAGAGAAAGCAGATCGCGATGGCCTCTGGGTCCGCATTTCCCTGAAAGGGGCGGTAACGTTTTTCTACCGGTTCCGGTTTCTTGGCAAGCAGGACAAGATGACGATCGGCAGTTACCCGGAGTTCAGCCTCAAGGCTGCCCGCGACGAAGTGGCTAAATGGGCCGCTATTCTTGCCAGGGGAGAAAACCCCCGCATCAGGCAGAGCCTCGATAAAGCGAAGATTAACAGCCAGTACACCTTTGAAGAGTTGTTCCGGGAATGGTATTCCATGGTCTGCATCCAGAAGGAAACGGCAAGTCAGATCCTGCGCACGTTTGAGCTTCACGTTTTCCCCAAAATCGGCAAGTACCCGGCGCACCAGTTGACGCTACATAACTGGCTCACCGTTCTTGATCGCTTAGCCCAGGGTTACTCGGAGATCACCCGCCGGGTCATCAGTAATGGCCGCCAGTGCTATTCATGGGCGGTAAAACGGCAACTGCTGGAAGTAAACCCGCTTTCTGAAATGTCCGGACATGACTTCGGCATCAAAAAGCAAATGGGTGAGCGGACGCTGGACCGGAAAGAGCTGGCGCTGGTCTGGCGAGCCATTGAAGATTCGCGACTGATTGAGCGAAACAAGATCCTCTACAAACTGTCGCTGTTCTGGGCGTGCAGGGTGGGCGAGTTACGCCAGGCGGAAATATCCCATTTCGATTTTGAAGAGGGCATCTGGACGATTCCGTGGGAAAACCATAAAACGGGCCGCAACACTAAAAAGCCACTGGTGCGCCCCATTATCCCGGAGGTTGTCCCGTTAATCAGGCGCGCTATTGAACTGGCGCCGGGGCAGTATGTTTTTTCTCGTTTCGCCGATAAGCCGATGAGCGAAGGTTTTCACATGAGCATCAGTAGCAACCTGGTAAAGTTCATGCTGAAAGCCTATAACCAGCAGGTACCGCATTTTACCATTCACGATCTGCGCCGGACTGCGCGCACAAATTTTTCTGAGCTGACCGAACCGCATATTGCCGAAATAATGCTGGGGCATAAATTGCCCGGTGTCTGGTCGGTATACGACAAGCACACGTATATTGATGAGATGAGGGTTGCATACGGTAAGTGGTGGGCCCGACTGATGAGCATCATCGAGCCCGACGTTCTGGAGTTCACGCCGCGTCAGACCGGATAATCCGGCCTTTGCTGTCGCGGGCAACATTCAGGTGTGACATTGGCCGGCGAGTTTGTCGGGACATTTCCCTGATTTGCCATTCAGTGACTTTTGTCGTTAAGTACCTGTTGGATCCGCCCATATACGAGCAATCAGGCTCAGGGAACGGGTTGCCGCCTGCCGGGCGTTTCCGGTAGCGCTCCAGAGTGCGTGACGAAATACCCAGGTGATCGCAAATCTCCCTGGTGCTCATCCATTCAAATTTTTCGCTATGTTTTTTGCTCATCTTCACACCTATGGCCCCTACCGGGGCCAGTAAATTCAACGTAAGTGTTTACTGCGCTTTTCTGCATCAGCCTGGCAGCTCGAACACATCCGGCAGCCGGGAACAGCCCGGCGCCGAGCCTCTTCGATTTCATCACCACATTCTTCACAGTGAGTCGCTGATTCGGCGTTGCGGTCAATGCGGTGTGCCTGTATGGCCTGGTCTAAACGCTGCTGCGCCAGTTCGTTGGCGGCGTCGATGATTTCTGGTGTCACGCTGCACCCCCTTCATTCATCTCCGCTTCACGCGCCATGCGTTCGAGTTTTTGGCTAAGCAGTACGGAAAAGTTGTTAAATTCCGCGTCGTTTTCTACTGGAAGCGGCACAAATTTAATTCCGGCATCAGCCAGCATTTTCGCCGTCTCCAGGCACTTCCTTAATTCAACAGGTGATGCTCTGTTCATGCCGCACCTTCCTTACGTTTATCAATATCCCATGCGGTAGCCAGCGCGCTTGTAACCTGATAAAAACTATGTTTTACCTGCACTTTTGCATGCTCACCGACAGGGTTAATCATTTCGATGGTTGTTAGCTCTCCGCCGCTTTCGAAGTCAGGGTAAAACTGGCTAACATCGTTTGTGTCGATGATTACCGAGCCTGTCGGCGTATACATTTTCAGTTTCACGATTCCACTCCATACCGACCATTAAGCCGGCCAGTTTTGACTACGAACTCCAGAAGGCTGACGCCCAGCGGCGCAATCTGCTGGTGGTGTTTTTTGATGATTGGCCTGACCGTCGCATTCCATTCAGGCTTTGGCTTTTTGCTCATCGCCTTTTTGATTTCCTCGGTGCAACGGCGGCACTGTGCGCGTGCCGCGTTTTCCTGCTCTGCTGGCGTCATGGTTAAACTCCCAGGGTCGCTATAATGTCGGAAGCCGCTGAGCGCGTACCCGGCTTGCTGGACATGGCACGCCGCGCGCTGACGTGGTGAATTTTCAAACCGTGTTGTTCGTAAAGCTCAATGACCTTCGGTGCCGATGAATTGCTGATCACCACTTTCGCGCCGCGCTGGTGCGCCGCCACACAGCATTCAGCCAGTGCAATCTGGTCAGCCCATGAAAACCCGGCGCCGGAATAATTGGTAAACCCATCGGTTCCCGGCAGCGGCTCGTAGGGCGGGTCGCAGTAAACAACATCACCATCACCGGCCAGAGAAAGCGTCTGTCTGTATCCAGCGGTCATGAACACGCATTTATGAGACCGGGCTTTGAATGCCTTAACCTCTTCGGCAGGAAAATAGGGCGCGGCATAACTCCCGTAGCCAACGTTGAATTGATTGCTGCGGTTGTAGCGCATCAGCCCGTTAAAGCAGTGACGGTTCAGGTACAGGAATGCAGCAGCGCGTTCAGGTGCACTGAGACGCTGGTTGTTAAACTCTTCGCGCAGTTCCATGTAGGCATCTTCATTAGCCGCGCGCTTAAACAACTCCTGAGCAAACGACAGGACGCGGATATGGTCGACGTCGAGCATGGTGTACAGGTTGATCAGGTCCGGGTTGACGTCGGCCAGCAGGAAGTTAGCGTGTTTATCCGAGTTCATGAACACCGAACCGCCGCCCACAAACGGCTCAATCAGCCGGTTGCCAGCCGGGATATGCCGTTCTAGTTCCGACAAAAGAGAAAACTTGCCGCCAGCCCATTTCAGGAATGGCCGCTGCCATGTGCGCGGCGCGGGTTCCTCTTTCGGGATGGCTGCAGCAATGCGTTCACCTATCCAGCGCATGACCGGTACCGCCATGCTGTTGCCGATGGCTTTATAGCGCGGACCATCAGGGCATTCAGCAACATCTTTGCCGCGCCATGCGATCAGGGTGTGATTGTCAGGGAAGCCCTGTAAGCGCTCGCATTCAACCGGAGTGAGGCGACGAACCTGCATGCCAAACTGGACAACATCAGCCGAAGTTCGCGAGTCCTGGGTAAAGGCAACCTCTTCCTGATAGCCTTTTCCTTGTGGGCCAGCGTCATCATGACGTCCAATAGATGCGTGCTGGATGCAAATTGCAGGCGGCTGCCCGCTGTTGGCGTGGCTGACATCATGATTTCCCGCTCGCATTGTTGGCGCTAAATCTACGGTAGCGTCAGCACCATGATCCTTATAACTGAATGCAATGCAGGCATTTTCCTGTCCATTATTGCGCCCCAGTGTGTGCACAAGTTCGTAGTTGGTATCAGGGTCTTGTGTGCCGTGAACAGCGAAGGTTTCAACTTCAAAATCTATTCTCTGCCCTTTCGCAGTAAGGCAGGCTGCAACATCAATATTCCCGCTGGTATTTCCGCCACCAAAAGCAATTAAATGACCTGCTTGTGCTTGATTGTCGTCAGCACCACACGTTCCAACGCCTCGCGCAGTAAGGGCGGCAACTGCCGATTGCGGTTCTCGGCGCGGCGGAGTATCCCGGCGCACGCCATCGAACTCAAAAAGTACTTCTGCGGGATTAAATTCTTTTCTAGCACTTGCGATAATGAACACACGGCGGCGGCGTTGGGCCACTCCGAAAAATTGAGCGTCGAGCACTCGCCAGGCGACAATGCGCGATGGTCCATACACACAACCAGCGTTCGACCATTTTCCCCCTGCTGGATGCAGTTCGCAGTCTTCTCCGGCAAGCGCGCCAATAAAGCAGCCGAAGGCGTTATCTTTTGATGAGAGGACGCCCGGGACGTTTTCCCAGACAATGATGATCTCGTTTTCTCCGCGTTCGAGGCGTTTGTCGTCGATGGCATTTGCCAGTTCCACATATGAAAGGGTTAACTGCCCGCGTGAATCAGCGAGCCCATTACGCAAGCCGGCAATACTGAATGCCTGGCAAGGCGTACCGCCAACCAGCACGTCAGGTGCTTCAACTTCACCAGCGCGTACTGCGGCAGCAATTTTTGTCATGTCGCCGAGATTCGCCACATCAGGCCAGTGCACGGAAAGCACTGCCGATGGAAATTTCTCGATTTCAGCAAACCACGCTGGTTTCCATCCCAGCGACTCCCAGGCAACTGAGGCGGCTTCAATGCCACTGCAAACAGATCCGTACTTCATTGCGTTCTCTCCGGGTCAAACTCAGGCCAGTTATTGCGACGGTGGTTTTCTGCCAGGCGGCGCTGCTGAATGTCTTCGAGTGAGCGGCCAGTCATTTCGGCTACGCATTCATTCGGCAGCAATTCAAGCAGCGCCAGCTCTGACTGCGTCCAGTCGGTCATAAAACGGCCTCCATTTCGTTGATATAGAGACCAGCGGAAATCAGGCGGCTACGGCGCGCTGCGCGTTCAATATTCAGCTCGCGCTGCCCTTTGGCTGCCTGTGCAATGGCTCGCTTCGTAAACAGGCGTGATTTACCGACTGGAGTAATGACTTTTGGCGTGCCTTTCAAACTGAAAGAGCGATCAGCCACACCGTCCTCATTCACCCATTTTTCAGACACGACCAGCTCAACTATCCGGCCGTTACCGCGCGTTAATCCGTTTGCGCAGCGGTTAAACTCGATGAGCGTGACGCCAAATACTTCGGCAATTTCAGCCCCGGTAACCGGGCGGCCACGTTTGGTGATCATCCAGATGACTCGCTCTTTCAGCCCGGTAAACTTCCCTTTCTTGCCGGGGCGGCGGTAAAACGGCATGCGTTTCATTTCCACTGCTCCCCGAACGTGAATCCGATCTCCGCAAGCGCCTCATCCATTTTTTCGATGAACTCAGGTACCATCAGGTCAAAATCGGCCATAAATTTCGGATCCCGCTCAACTACAACGTGGTGAATACCTTCACGTTTCATTCGCGGGTCGTAATTAGCAAAGAACCAGGCATTTTTCCCGGTAACCCACATGCTGTACTGCACCTGGGCCATGTATGCGGACTTAATAGCTTCAAAGCCCCCCAGGCGAAATTTCATGAAGTCTCGCGAGGTGAATGGGCATTTCAGTTCCAGCCCAAAATCGTTACTGCACAACCCATCAGGCGAGCAGGCTGTACGCATGGTTTCATCACGAAAAAGGATCGGCGACTCAGTGACGGTGACGCCGGTAGTAAACTCGAAGAGGGTGCGGGCGTCCTCTTCGTACTGCTTGCCCCAGGCCAATGCTTTGGCGTTAACTTCCGGCGCTACGCCCGTGCAAACTTCGGCAAGAAGGGTATGGAAGTAGGACATTTTCATATCCGTCCATTTCGTGCCTGAGCGAGGTTTAGAAATGACGTTATGGACTTCTGATGCGGTAATGACACCCAGGCGCAGCCTGTGCCATGCCTCATCCCCCTGCTCAACAGTGGCCACGTCAATTCCGGTGCGCGCCAGGATAATTTCAGGTTTCATGCAGCTGCCCTCTGTTTCAGGAACCCAAGTGCTTTAACAGCCTCGGTTTCGGTAAGGTCGGCAGGTTGCATGATTTCGCGTTTGAAGATCCGCGAGCAAAGGGGAAGCAAATCGTCACCCCATGACTTATCCATAGAAATCAAAAGGTCGTTAATTTCTTTCATGGTTAAGTCAGAAGCTGGCGTGACATCCCGCTCAGGCTGACGATCAGCGCTATAAGACGTGCTTTCGACAATACGCTCTGCCTCGTCCTTGTCGTAAATACCGGCAAATCCAAACGCCAAGCGCGCACACTGGATCATTGCCTTATGACGCAGCATGCGTTTAGGGTGCGACTGCCACGGGCCGGTGATTTCTCTGCCATCACGCGTTTTGAATGGTTCGCGTCGGCACTCATCCATCCACTCGGTAACACAGATAGGATGGTTGCGATCCTTGCGGTAAATTCGGCAGGTGCAAGACTCGCTATCCTGTTCAAAATCCATGCCGTCAAACTGCTGATTTTCGTTGATGATGCGGGACCAGCCATCAACGCCGACAACCGGAACGATGCCGTTCTGCTTGTCAGGAAAGGCATAGATTTCTTTGGTCCATGGGTTGAGTCCGTACTGGTTAGCCACAATCAGCAGAGCGATGAATTGCGCATCACTGGCATCACCTTTAAACGCCGTGGCGCGCAGTGTGGTAATCAGTTCCTGCGGGTCTACTGAGTTCATTCCTACACGTTCGGCCAGTTGTCCGGCCAGCGTTGCGAGAGCAGTGCTCATTGTTGTTTTCCTCTGAATTAAAACGGGCAGCCAGTGCGGTGCTCCCATTCATGGGTTGCCTGTGCATAAGCCACCGCAGACACAAAATCGTTGTAGGCCTCGATCGCCGAATCGCTGCTTAGTCCCGCATACGGCTTTTTGTCTGCGGGAATGGACAGGGCGACAAGCGCAGCTGGATTAGTCGGGAATAACGCGATAATTTCTTTCGCCCGGTCATCAATCCATTTTTCTCGCTCTTCGCTGAGTTGCTGCTCCACCCAGCGGCGATCTTCGATACGGTCACAATTGAGGTAAGGAATCATGATTCACCTCAGTAGTTGATGTTTGCGCGAGGAACCAGGCCATCTTTGAGCGCCGTCAGCACTTCAATGGCCTGTTCGCGATTAAGGCTGGTGTGAGCAAGTAGGGCGGTAACAATTTCAGTACCTACGATTTTGCGATGCTTAACATCATCTGCGCGGGCTGCCTCTTCGTCAGCAATGCGTTTCTGTTCAGCCAGGCGCGCAGCTTCTTTGGCTTCTGCTTCACGACGAATGCGATCGGCATCTTCCTGCGCTTTTTGCGTTTCTGCTTTTTGTCTTTCGATGGTTTCAGCAGAAACCAGTAACTGATTTATTTGCTGAATAGCCTGCTGTTTTGCAGTTTCAGCAGCACCAATTAGGGAACCGAATCTTTCATCGATAGGCCATGCCTCAGTTTCAGCAAGGGTGTCCTTAATGCATTTGATCGTTCCACCTTGTCTAACACCTGCACGACCTGTCTGAGCAATGATCACTTGCTGTTGAATACCACTGATTTCACTAAGCGCATCTTGATGCTGCTGACGTTCGCGCTGCGCTTTCTCTTCCGCATCACGAGTGGCCTTTTCAGCAGCTTCGCGACGGATTGTTTCTTCACGCTCGCGTTGTTCCTGCTCCGATTTAATGCGGGCCTCTTCTCGCTGGCGGTCAAATTCGCGATCCATTAACAGGGCGATTTCATGATCTGATTCGATCTGTTTAGCCAGTGCTTCCGCAGCAATGCGCGCCTCTTCTTCCTGCTTAATGCGCTCCTGCTCGGCTTCCCATTCAGTGAGCGGTCGGCGAACTTCATCTTTCAGTGCATCAAGGCGCTCACGAACAATGCGGCGGCTTTCGTCGATCTGCTTCGGCAAAGCTTTAAGCTCAGTTACAAGGTCTTTCCCGGCGTTATCGATGTACGTTTTTGAGCGAGCCACTTTGTGTGCCATTGATGCAATGGCATCACGGCCTTTTTTGGTGGACACGTCCGCTACCAGGCTGCGGGCTTCTTTCTCGATTTTTTCAATAAGCGGATCGAGTTGCTCTTTGGTGGTAAAAACCGCCATCGCGTTTTGTTTTTCAATAACGACTAAATCCATTACTTCGCTCATAGCCACTCCTGAATTTTGATTGAATAAGTCCCGGCACCATGGCGGCTGCCTGTGTCGATTAATTTGGTTTTGCCCGTCAGGGCTCAGAACTTCACAGAGTCGCCATACGCGGATTTTTTTGCCATGCGGAATTCTTCCGATGCCTCCGCATACATCCCGTAATCACGAATACCGGCGGCAATCACAGCTTTGTTTCGGGCCGCGCGCACATTTTTGGCATCAATGCGCGCCTGCTCTATCTGCTGCCAGTAACCGTGGTTAACCAGCCAGTCACGATTAACCGTGAAACCTTCACGCGGCGAATCAACTCGGGTAAGACGCCAGAACGACTGATTAGCCATCGGCGTTACTTTGTAGCGTTTGCCTTCATGAGTAATTTCCATCTCATCCTCTGCCGTTGTCGCCCGGCTGGCGGAGTTAAAACCATCTGCGCTGATTTGTGGGATTCGCTGGCGGCGCCAGGCGCTTGTCTTCTGGTTGTCTCGGTGGACTGCAATTCACCGCCGCGAGGCCCGTTGTCTGGATACCAAAACTGACTCGCAAATCAGCTTTGGTAACGCCTCTCGTAAGAGGCTTACCGCCTGTCTTTTAACCACATCAGGCTCGGTGGTATGCTGGAGTTCTCACACAGCCAGCAAGGAATATCGAAATGTCAAAACTTAAAACATTCAGGGTCGTGTGCCCTGATTGCGGCAACGAGTCGATCGAAACCATCGTCGAATTCAACTTTGAAACAAGGACTGGTCATTCCAGATGCCTTACTTGCAACCGGGTCATAACGAGCGACGATGTGGCTAATCAGGTCGCTAACTCGAAAGCGAAACAGATCGATGATCTCTTCAACGGGACATTCAAAGAATGACTTTTCCTGTTCAAACAGAGCTATAAGCTCTTTTATCTGGCGCTCTGCCGTGGTGGTCTCCACTAACACGTCCAGGTGCGCCATATTTTGTCCTTCCATCTACTCACCTCATCGCTGTTGTTTGGATGAGTTAAAGATAACCTTAGTTATGATTTGATGCAATAACTTAAATTATAAATAGTAAGAATTAAGTTATAATTTATTGATAGTAAAAGTGATTTATTTTTTTAAAAGCTTGGTGTTATGCTCAAAAAAACATCAGGAGGTGGTTATGGAACGTGACGAACTGGCAGATGACCGAATAGCCTTCATGGCTGGAGAGGTTGGTTGTGTGGTTTTCGAGCTGATTTATAACGGCATTGAGATAAACAAAGACAACATCGTGGGGTTTTTGGAAGGAAAGCGTAGGGCTGTCGGCAACGTTATCCACAAAGGGATGTTGCGGGATGCGGCTGAAATGGTACGGAAGGGTAAATAACGGCGATCAGCTATATTCGCGGTTTAATCTCGCTGATGGGGTTTTTCACACCCAGGTAACTCAACTGCCAACAAGCGTTACCTAATTTAACAAGTATTTCTCTGCTTATTGGCTCTATGCCACTTATGTCCCTTACAGTTTCTTCGGCCTGTTCATATGGCATTCCGGCCTTTTGGTTATTGGCTATAGCTTTACACACCATTCTTGCCATGCTGTCTGCATCACCTGACTGATATTGGTTGTGATAAACAAACTGATAATACTGGCTGTTAAGCTCTCTGGCATTTTCTGATTTTAGGGTTTCTTTCTTACATGTCGGATCAATAAAGCATTTTTCTCTATTTTTCTTAATTGCTTCGTCCGCAGCATTTGAATAGAAATCTTTTACGCAGTCTCTGTCTTCGCTTGCTTTACAAGTTCTTATGAGATCAGATAAAAATGCATCTGTTTCTTTTCCGTTGCTGAGAAGTAATTCTCTTTCAAACAGAGGTGTTCGAGATCCTATAGTCGCATCCGTTAAGAGAATGTCTCTTTTTTCTTGCAACGTTTTAGCCCTCTCAACCTGTTGGTTACGTAGCTCAGAAGGCGACATACATCCTGATAAAAACAGGATGAAGGGAAGTGAGATCAATGCCTTATTCATCAATATACCTGTGATATTTAATATTATCTTTTCGCTCTAAGTACGGAGTACCAAAAAACGAAACCTATTATCTCAACATCACTTTCGATTGCTTCTTCATCTTCGTAGTCGCGGTTTATGCTACGTATTAATAACTTTCCACCAGGTTTTCTGTATAGCTGCTTTATGCGTTTTAGATCACCCTGGTTTATAGCATATAACTCACCATCAATTATTTTTTTGTTGCAGGTATCGACTGCGACTGTTGCGCCGCTTGGTATCACTGGCTCCATACTGTCACCGGATGCAGGAAAGCAAAGCACGCCAGACCCATCGCTATTTGCCCCAACTCGCCGCAGTGTCGCCTTTGAAAACCTCAATTTAAAACCGTTATGATCTTCATCCTGGATGCGCCCATTGCCACAGGCAAATTCAATATCCTTTAAGAACGGCACTTCCACCTCATCAGTTGGTAGTGGGGTGTTTTTGTCCCACGAATCAACGGTGCCCCATTCATTTTCCGGCGGGAGGGCATCATCACTAACTTTCATTGCACCTATTCCAGCACTCAACCATTCAGGTCGAACATTCAACGCGCGCGCAATCTCTACCATCTTCCTGCTTCCGGTAGTTTTTCCTGACGCCATTTTTTGCACTGCTGGCTGTGATATGCCAACCCGTTCAGCTAACTGAGCTTGTGAAAGGGAGGCCATATTCATGGCTGCATTAAGTCGTTCTGCGAAAGTTTTCATATCGTAAATCTATAACCGAAGTTATCAATAGTAAAATAACAAAGGTTATGGACATTACCCATAACTTGAGTTATCTTTCGTTATATCCAATCACCGGATAGGTAAAAACCATGAATAAAGTTATCCAGCGAGCCCTAAACATCGTTGGTAGTCAAAAACGACTGGCTGAGATTTGCGGCGTCAGCCAGCCAGCGGTTCACAAGTGGCTGAATGGTGGATCTGTTTCTCCGGAAAAAGTAACCGCCATCGTTAACGCAACTGGCGGAGAAGTTCAGGCGCATGAGATTCGTCCTGACCTTCCTGATCTGTTTCCGCATCCTGACCACGCCGCCTGACCGGCGGCCCAACACCAAGAGGAAGTATCACAAATGGAGAGTTCAATCGCACGCAAGTTAGAAGCGCCAATTCTCAGCCCACTTGAAATCGAAAGCACGTTGCTCAACCGACTGGCCTCGATAGGGCAAAAAAATTACGCAGAGCGCATCGGTGTCAGTGAGTCAGCTATCAGCAAGCGTAAGGCTGACAACCATTTCACCGAAATGGCCAGAGAGATTTCAGCGCTGGAATTGCAGGTGGTACCGCCGGAAGCGGTAGTTGTCTCACGCGATTACCTGAAATCAGTCGAGACACTGGCTGATATCGGTTTGCGAGCAGAACGTTGCAGGCCTGGCCCGCTGGGGTGGGACTAATGAATCACATCGAGTTTATCGAAAAACACGTCCGCGCCGAGCTTATCAAGCTTGGGTTTACGGTTTCGGTGGCTCAGGGGGGGGGCATACCAGGCTGTCGACTTGTACAAGCGTATGAGCCAGGCCAGCCAGAAGGGAAAAATCTTCGATGATGTTTTACGACACGCCCGCTTGTGGGCAGAGAAACAGACCAGTACAGCCGAACGGCGCGAAGCAAAGCGCGCGGTTAAGAAGAGCGGTAATCAGGCTGGCTTGTTCTGAAAGGGTGAAGACCGGACTGCGCGAACAGTACCGGCCTTCGAAGCGAATTAACTGGATCAATTCACAGGAGTAATTATGCCTAAAGCCAATCGTTTTTACCAGGCTCAAAACCATAAAAACGTCACTCGTGAGCGATTCATCCGTTCGGTTAATCCTGAGGTGGCCGAGAAGATGCGAGCCATCCTGGAAGAGCTGAAACGCAAGGAGAGTGACCGTGGATAACCTCGCAAAAGTAATACCATTCAGACCGTCTGTATCGGTCGTGGAGCGTCAGGTGGCAGATATTGATGATGGGTATACCCGCATCGCTAACGAGCTGCTGGAAGCGGTTATGGCTGCCGATTTAACGGCGCGCCAGCTTAAAGTCGTTCTGGCGATCATTCGAAAAACCTACGGGTTCGGAAAAAAGTTTGACCGCATCACTAATACCCAGATTGAAGCGATGACCGGAATTCATCACACGCATGTTTGCAAGGCTAAAAACGAGATGATTTCCATGAACATCATCATCAGAAGTGGCCTGTCAATTGGTGTGAACAAGTGCATTTCTGACTGGAATTTCAGCATTAGCCAATCTGGCAAATCATTAGCCAAAACAGCTAAAGAAACATTAGCTGATTCAGCTAATACCCATAAGCCAATTCAGCTAAACACAAAAGAAACTATTCAAAAGAAAGAAAGAAAAGATCCCCCTAAATCCCCCAAGGGGGAATGTGACGGGCTGGAAGAAAAACAGGTCTCACAGAAAAAACCGGGTATTGACTACCAGGCTGTGATGTCTGCATACAACACCACTCTGGGAGACCGACTGCCGAAGGCAGAATCCCTTAACGAAAAACGCCGCCGCGGTATCAAGCGTCTTATGTCCGAACTTAAAGAGCCCACAGTTGAAGCTGTAGAAAACTATTTTTCAGCTTTCTCCCGTGCTGCAAAGCCGTTTTATTTCGGTGAAAACGATTCGGGATGGCGCGCCAGCTTCGATTACCTGTTGCGTTCTGACACGCTGATCAAAACTCGGGAGGGGTCATTGTGAGCACAGAGATCCTGACCATTCCGCACAACCTGGAAGCTGAGCAAAGCGTTATCGGTGGCCTGCTGCTGGACGACGACAACAGCGAAAGAACCCAAAAAGTTCTGTCCATCCTGAAACCGGAGTCGTTTTACATCCGCGCCCACCAGGTGCTGTTTGCCGAAATGCGCCAGATGTACCGCGACAACAAACCGGTAGACGGTCTGACCCTGTTTGACGCCCTGGAAAGCAAGGGGATTACAGAGCAGGTTGGTGGCTTTGCGTACCTGGCTGAAATCTCCAAAAACACGCCCAGCGCCGCCAACATCGTCGCCTACGCAATGTCTGTGCGTGAAGCAGCTATGGAGCGCTTCGCTATCCAGCGCCTCTCAGAGGCAGTGGAAATGCTGTATTCCCGCAACGGCATGACGGCCGCGCAGAAATACGAAGCCATCCAGGCGATATCTTCACAACTGACGGACCATGCCCGCACTGGTTCACGCCGCGGCGCCCGCCCGTTGATGGACGTCATGGAAGACTGGCTGGACGAACTGGAGGGGCGCTTTGACCCTAACAGCAGATCCCGAGGGCTTTCTACAGGGATCCCCTCACTTGATGCGCTGTTACAGCCAAAAGGACTTGTGCGCGGATCCCTGCTGGTTATTGGCGCCCGTCCGAAAATGGGGAAAACCACGTTTTACAGCCAACTGGCCATCAACTGCGCGCTGCGGGAAAACCTGCCGGCCGTCATGTTCAGTCTGGAAATGCCGGACAAGCAAATCTTCGAACGCATGGTAGGGCAGTTATCGGGGGTAAATACGGACATTTTCTACCGTGGCGCCGACGATGAGTCCGAGTTTTCCCACGCTAACGCCCGGGCTTTGCAGATGGCTGAGAGTGGCAACTTCTTCATCGATGACACGCCAGGCATCTCGTTCCAGCACATCCAGTCAGAAGCCAGACGCATTAAGCGCGAAAAGGGCCGGGTAGGAATGGTGCTCGTCGACTACCTGACGCTCATGACTGCTGAAAAAGCCGATCGTAACGACCTGGCCTACGGACTGATCACCAAGGGGCTAAAGAACCTGGCGAAGGAACTGGATTGCGTTGTCGTTCTCCTGACGCAGTTAAACCGGGATCTGGAAAAACGCACCAACAAGCGTCCGCTGCCGAGCGACTCCCGCGATACCGGGCAAATCGAACAGGACTGCGACTACTGGATCGGCATTTACCGCGGCGGCGCCTATGACGAGACAGCTAACCAGAGCGAAACGGAGTTGCTGTTACGCCTGAACCGGCACGGACATAGCGGCGTTATCCACTGCGAACAGCGCAATGGATCAATCTACGACTGCGACCAGGAGACGGCGCGCCGCCGTACCCAGGAGCGCGAAGAAAAACCGAATAAACGAGGTGGATTCTGATGAAACAGGTAACGATGGAAAGCGTTAAGCAGCGCATAGCGGATCTGGAAAGTGCAGGCAAAGTCGTTGGTGGGTTAAGCCTGAGCAGTGAGTTTGAGCTTGCCTGTCTGCGCGAGCTGGTAGCAGTGACCGATCAGCGCGACGCGGTGGTGGCGGAGAATGCAGTGATTCTGCAAGACAGGGCAGTCATCCTTGAGGCATTCGATGATACCTGTGTTGATATCGGCATGCGTCGCGGTGAAATGGCTGAAAACTATCCTATTCCAGAAACCTCCGCCACCGATACCGCCCGCGCAGCGCTGAGAGCAGAAGGGGTGGATATCGCCAGAAACGCTCTTATCGCTTTCGTTGAGGATGAGGTTGGTCCAAATGAGAACGTGCCGGGCCTGATTAGAGGCGCTGAGGTATGCGTAAGCATCGCCCGCCAGCTTCGCGAGAGCAAAGGGGAGGTGCAATCGTGAGTAATTTACTGCCATGTCCATTTTGCGGTCACACAGTGCCGTATCTGACTAGCGAGCCTGACCACCCTGAATATGGCTCTGGCGGACGTTTTTACTACGTCAAATGCCCTAAATGCAGGGCGCAATCAGGTAGTAAATACGCGTCGCCAGGCAATGATTGCCAGATTTTCTACTCAGAGGTTCGCGACGAGTGGAACCAGCGCGCAGTCGAGAGCAAAGGAGCGCAGAAATGAGCAAATCTCTTAAAGCACGTTGTATTCGTCGCTGGGAAGTTGAGTTTAAAAGCTGCTGCGATTCAAAGGTAAGCCCGTGGTGGCGCAGACGTGATCTGCGTGGCTACATCCGCGACTGCGCGTTAACTACGGCTGATTGCATGGTTGAACGGATGGCGGAAGATAACGCGCGCGTCGACCTCTGCGGACACACCTATGGCTGGTCTCCTGAATTTGCCGCCTGGTATGACGAACGCCGCGAGCAGTACCGCAAAGAGGCGCTGGAACACCTCAATGAGGATGCCACCAACGACGAAATTGACGACGAAATTCAGAACGAGCTGGAGGCCTGGAATGATTAACCACGAACAGATTCAGGCACTCAGAGCTGCTGCTGAGAATGCCAGTGGTGGAGATTGGATTAAGGAATCCGGTGATGGCTGGGACGCTGTATGCAGCGCTGATGACCAGGCTAATGAAGGTTTCATCATTTCCCATTTTGAGGGTCCGGATTCAGCGGTTAACCGCAGATTCGTCCAGGCAGCCAATCCTGCAGCCATCCTCTCCCTGCTGGCAGAGCGTGACGCTGATAAGGCGCTGATTGCGGAGCTTGCTGGCGCTCTTGAAGATTGTGTATATCGCATCGATTGCACGATTACAAAAGGCGAAGCGACGTTACTTGATATCGAAACAGCCAGAAAAGCTCATGCGTTATTAGCTGGCATCACTTTAGTCGTGGGGGAGTGAAGATGAGAATTGAGCGCACAAAGAACGGTGATTATCTTGATATTCAATCAGATAACGAAAATACAATATTCATTGATAACTCAAAATGCATAGAGCCAATTGAAATAGATTGGGTTCAGGCAAGGGCGTTAATCGATGTATTGAAGCGCTGGCGTGATACTGGAAAGATTGAGGATTAGGCCATGACAGCGCAATTACCGATACCGAAAGAGCGCCTGGAGAAGATCGCGTCATGGCGTGAAACGTATGGCGCTGGTCACAACGTAATGTTGCCAGCCGAAGAAGCTGAGGCATTGGCCCGCGCACTCCTGGCGGCATACGAGCAAGATCCGTTCGGTTTTGTTCGCAACGTTGAAAGTTTCAGCGTAATGAGCATTTCCAAAACACCAATGACAGATATTGCCGTGGACAAGCCCCTCTACACCCACCCCGCGCCATCAATCCCAACGATGCCCGCTGGCCTACATCCGGATACGCAAAAACTGGTTGCGGATTTCAGCACTGCGCTGGCTGAGAAACTATATAAAGCGCAACTTAAATATGGCTACTCAGATAACTGGAAACGTGACGGGTGGGCCGAAGAATGCCTGCAACACTTCCAGCAGCATATCGTTAAGGGCGACCCACGTGACGTTGCCGCTTACTGCGCATTCATGTGGTTCCACGGCTGGAGCACTGCGTTACCCTGCCCATCAATATCAAATACAAAGGCGCTCCCTGGTTCAACTGGTGCAACGGACTTGCTTCCACCACCATCAGCGCCAACGGCATTACCAATGGCACCATCAATCCCTGCGGTGCCGGAATGCTTCCAGCGTCTGCTGCACCATGCGGAAGGAATGAGTATGGGTATTGACTGGAATAACGGAACGGCTGCTGGTCATCACCGAGAAAAGATGCTTGAAGCTGTTCAAGACTGCTGCGCCATGCTCAACGGGGGTAAATCGTGAAAGACGAAACGTTGTTGCCGGATGCATTCAAAATAATTTCCGAAGCATGGCGCTTAATGGATGGGCAAAACCCAGAAACGGCTGAATGGCATAGTGCTGCATCGCGCTATTTAAATTCCTATATGGGTGCTATCCAGCCAAAGAATTCAGCAAGCAACTCATTCACGGACGAAGACCTTGATGGTATGGCTCACGGCAATAACCCGGTTGCCAATGCGTATCGGGAGTTGCTGGAGTTTCGCCGTAATGCTGCGAATGGTAATTCAGGACAGGTGCCTGATAGTGAGCTACAGAAAGCAATCTTTACCGCATGCTTGGTTTTCCTTTACTCATGTAACAACGGCAAAAGCTATGAAGATACCTTTTATGACCCTACGACTGAGTACTACCTGGATATTTCTGTGGTTGCAGAAGAAATCGGGGTAGTGCAAGTGATGGGAAATCGTAGATGGTTGCCTTCAAAGGAAATGCAAGACGAGATTGAAGGCGTTTACCGCAAATATGCCATGCGCATCATGGAAGCAGCGCCGAAGGTGACGCCATGACTCTTATCACTCTGCCAAAATGGGCTGCGCTGATTGTCTACTTGATTATCTGGCCCGGATTAAGCACAGGTATGTGCGTCTGGATGCTTATTGACAGTAATTATAACTGGGCTGGCGTTGCAGCGGGAGCGTGGGCATCTGTAGCACTGCGTGAAGCTATTAAATTGAAGAGGACATTCTTCGATGACTAGCTACATCCGGCACATCATCAAATACGACTGGAAGGACGGCGTAAAGCTGCCACGCTGCGACGTTCAGTTGTGGTGCGGACACAAGCCAGGTTACGGCGAATGGCTGTTTCAGGATGCACAACATGCATTACTCAGTATCGAGCAGGGTTCATTGCAGGTTCCGTGCAAAAACTGCCTGGCTGCAATCATCAAAACGGCGAAGGGGGTGTGAGGTGGAAACTATTCAGGATATCCGCAACCAGTTACAAAACATCGTTACCGCAGCCCACAAAGTAGCGTGCTCACTTGATGTTGGCGATGAACGCACGGAGGCGTTTGAATTGTACGAGGCTCTCCGCCGCCTGCAATGTAAGGGCGCAGCTACTGAAATGCTGAACGCAACAAACCCGCTATTGAATTGCCAGCAATATGACGATGATGACTGGTGGGAAGAGGACGACGATTAATGCCACCGTGGCCGGTTACAGCAATACTTGCGGCATTGTGGATTATTTCCGCTATAGCTGATGGATTTTTCAAATAGCCACAAAATCAAAGCCCCTAACCCAGGGGCTTTTTTATGCTTCTCACTTCGTTGATTTCCCATCACTCCCCGTCCATAATATCCATAACGGCCTGAGAAACCGTTAACTATCTGCGCGCATTTTAGGGGACTTTGATGCGCGAACAATTTGAGAATACCTTCCTGCCGTCAGCGTCATCAGATGTTGAGGGTTTTCTGCATTCTGCGTTTAGCCTCTGCGGAGGTGAAGCGTGAACCAGCAATTCCACCTTGTAAGCGAAAGCGTTAAACAAAGCGCCATAAACTACATTCGCAGCCTCCCTGTTGACTATAAGCGCCCCTTGGTGCTGGACATTAAAGAGCCATCACGCACGCTGGGGCAAAACCGGAAAATGTGGCCCCTGCTGAAAGACCTGTCAGATCAGGTTATCTGGTACGGCAACCGGTACGACTCCGACGACTGGAAAGACCTCATCACCGCGCTGGTGGCGAAGACCAAAAAACAAGAGCAACGCATGGCTCCTGGTCTGGATGGCGGCGTTGTGATGTTTGGTCAGCGTACCAGCAAAATGACAGTCCGCGAGATGGTAGACGTCATCGAGGCTATTTACTGGTTTGGCACGCAGCAGGGCGTGAAGTTCAGCGAAAAATCCCGCCTCGAAATCGAATGGGCAAAACGCTGGGGAGAATCCCATGCGTAAGCCACCCCGTCGCAAATGCACCGTATGCCGTGAATGGTTTCACCCGGTCCGGCCTGAACAATACGTGTGCTCGTATGAATGCGCCTGCGTACACGGTAAAGCCGCCAACGATGCCGACAAAGCCGAGAAGCAGCGGAAAGAGAAAAAGCGCCGTCTGGAGGAGGAAAGAGCTGATCGCCAGCGCCAGGCCGAGCGCCGGATGGCAGTGAAGCCCATAAGTTATTTCATTAAGCAGGCGCAGCAAGCTTTCAACGAATTTATCCGGTACCGGGACAGGGATTTACCGTGCATCAGTTGCGGTCGCCACCATGACGGCCAGTATCACGCCGGACACTTCCGCACGACCGGTGCCAGCCCTGAATTGCGCTTTGATGAGGATAACTGCCATAAACAGTGTTCTGCCTGTAATAACCACCTTTCCGGCAATCTCACCGCATACCGTCCGGCGCTGATCGCCAAAATCGGCCAGGCACGCTTTGACGCGCTGATGGGCCCGCACGCATTACCGAAATGGAACAGAGACGACTACATCCGGATTCGTGACGAATACCGGGCGAAGCTCCGCGACCTGAAAAAGCAGGAGGCCGCGTGAAACCTGAATACATCCAGTACCAGGCCGAAAGCGTAGCGCGGGCGAAACTGCCCGCAGTAAAGCGCCACAGCAAGCCAGTTAAGACCACACAGACGAAACAGCCAAAGGGAGTAGCAGCATGCGCCTTGAATCAATAGCGAAATATTTTGCACCCAAATCACCTATGTTCAGCGACTCCCCGCGCGCCACTGCATCGGAACGCCTTACCGGTACTGACGTTATGGTTGCCCTTGGTCTGGCCAGTTCTAAATGCGGATTCGGGTTTGATCTGTATCTGGCGAAGATTGGCATTAGCAGCCCTGATCGGGCAATGGAGGCTCTTTATGAATCAGCCGTTGAAATATCAAGACGCTATAAAGTTGTGTCAGAACTCAATGAGGGCGAACGCAGGAGAATTCTCGAAATTATGTGTGCTTTTGCATACCAGGATTACTCACGCAGCGCGGCAAGCGTGCGCCGGTGTGATTGCTGCAATGGAGAAGGTTTTATCGAAGCTGAGGTGTTCACTAATAAAGTTTCCTTCCCCTGGGGGAAGGCACCGTACTGGGCGAAAATGTCCCGCGCCGTTGGCCCGGGTGACTGGGAAAAATGGAGCTCAGTTCGTGAAGTGGTCAAGGTCAAGTGCAAGACCTGTGACGGAAAGGGTGTTATCAGCAATTCGTGTCGCTGCCATGGGAAAGGGAAGGTGCTGGATAAAGATGAGAGCGAGCGCCAGGGCGTGCCGGTAAATAAAACATGTGATCGGTGTGGTGGTAGGGGCTATGCAAGGCTTAAGTTCTCAACCGTTCTTGAGGGTATCAGGACCGTTACAGACATTAAAAAAACATCCGGATACGAGCAATTCCAGCCATTATTCGAAGAGCTGGTAGGTGAGTGCCATAAACAGGAATCATATGCTGATTCCATGCTCTCAAAAGTTACTGTGTGAGAAATAATTTCTCATTATCTGGCATCGTATAGAAATACTTCTTGCAATCTGCGGAAAAACTGGTTAGCTTTAGCTCTAACGCTGGGAATCCGTTCAGTCGTTCCGAAGCAAAAATTAATAAGCCCGAGGTTAATGCCTTGGGCTTTTTCGTATCTGGGTCAGTCGTATAAAGGTCATTACGGCAGGCTGTTAACCTGCTTATCGTGGTTCAAGTCCACGCTGTCCCGCCAATTAAGCCGGTCTAGTTCAGTGGCAGAACGGCAGATTTGTAATCTGCGCGTCAGAGGTTCGATTCCTTTGCCCGGCACCAAAACCCAACCAGCGGGTACCTTCGGCCTAATCGCCGGTTTTGCTCGACCCATATTGCCAGTCCAGAAGCTGGCTTTTTTATTTTCAGGCCCCGGACAATCAACCCTCATCGTCTCGTTGTTAATTGCAGTCCGAGGGCCTGATCCTCCCTTTCTCACATCACACAGCACTTCCCAAAAGCGGAGGTGGAGTATGTATCGAATGGACAAAATCACAACTGGTGTGAGCTACGGTTTTGCCGGAGCAAACGGAGGGTTCTGGGTGCTCCAGTTACTGGATAAAGTTTCGCCATCCCAATGGGCGGCGCTTGGTGTTATCGCAAGTATTCTTTTTGGCCTGCTAACGTATCTGACCAACCTGTATTTCAAAATCAAAGAGGATCGGCGCAAAGCCGCCAGGGGTGAGTGATGGGTAAAGCTAAAATCGCTGGTGGTGCTATCTGCTCAGTGATGGCAATCATCGCTATCGTAGTAAGCAACGGGCAGGTGCGAACCAATCAGCGCGGGCTTGAACTTATCGGTAATGCCGAACAGTGCCGACGTGATCCTTACGTTTGTCCCGCTGGCGTTCTGACCGACGGGATAGGCAACACGCAGAATGTGAAGCCAGGCACCCGTAAGACGGACCAGCAGATCGCCGCAGACTGGGAAAAGAACATCCTCAGCGCTGAGAAGTGCGTCAACGCTTACGCCAATGGCTCGAAGCTGAGCGATAACACGTTTTCTGCCATCACGTCGATTACGTTTAACGTTGGCTGCGGCGCCATGCAGAAATCAACGATGTTCTGGCAACTACGACAGGGCCACATTGCGGACGCCTGCCAGCAGTTCTCACGCTGGACTTATGCAGGCGGCAAACAACTACCCGGCCTGGTTAAACGTCGCGCCGAAGAAAAACAGCTCTGCCTGGACGGTGTGTGATGAGCGCCGAAGCGCGCGCCAGCATAATCGTTTTCCTGATCCTGCTGGTGGCCGGGCTTGGTCTGTTCTTTGGTTTCCGTTATGCGAGCAACAGCAGCCGCGCTGATACCGCTGATGCAAATGTCCTGCTGCAGGCGAAAGTCATTCAACAGCAGGCAACAGAAAGTCAGGCATTCAGCGCTATTGCCTCCGGTACGGTGGATGCCAATGCCGCCGTGGACGCCAAAGCAGAAACAACCGTCATCGAATACCGCGAGATACTCCGCCGTGAAAAAACGTGTGATTACCCTGTGCCTGCTTACGTTGCTGACGGGCTGCTCAACTACACGAACAGTCTACGTGCCGGGGCAATGCAATCCGCTACCGCCGGAACTGACAAAGCCGGTAGTGCCCCCACTCCCTCCAGCCAACTGACGTACTGCCAGGCTGTTCTCTGGATAGAACCTCTGCTGGCTGCGATAGAGAAAGCAAACAACCAACTGGCCACCATCCGGCAGGCCGAGCAACTCAGGCAAGGGAAAACGAAATGACGTTATTCGAAACACTATTGCTGTACTTTTCCGCCATCACCAGTGCGTTTCTGCTCGTCGCTGGTGGCTGGGTAAAAATCCGTGACTGGTTTAAAGCCCACGCCGAAGCGAAAGCGCAGGAAGCCGCAGCGGCGGCAAAGGCAGAAGCCGATAAGGTGGAAGCTCTGGTACAAGTCAGACTTAAACAACTCCAGGCAGACGCGGAAGCCTCTCCAGATTCCACAGCAACGAGCACATCCGGCCCGGTAGTGGGATAACAAATCATCACAGCCTCGCAATAGCGGGGCTTTTTATTGCGCTTCGCATGCGCATTCCGAAGAGAGACTTTCAGTAGTGAGCCTGGGCGAGTCGTTCGCTCTTGGCGGCTTTGCCATGCGACAGGCTCACACCTAAAAGGTAACCAAAATGAAATTAATTAAATGCTGGCATGTGAAACTTTACCGCAACCTCAGCACAAGCATTTTTTCAGAACCGATGGAAAAACTTATCCTTGAAGGATATTCAAGTGATATTCCTGTTCTGGAATATAAAGAAACCAGCCTGCTTAAGTTGTTTACCAAACCCAATGAACTGGAAGTAAAAACGATTCGCACATGTGCCATCGACAGCATGGTGTGCACGCCGGTTTATGAGGAAGAGGATGAGCCTCTTAAAGACGAAATCGACAGCAACAAGCACGTGCTTAAAAGCAATTACTTTACGATTGAGTTTCAGTTTCCTACAGCGGAAGACCTGAACAAAATCTTTGCCGAGGTTTGTAGAAGCGTTTCTCCTCTCACCCCGTCTCACAATACTTTCCATGTGGTTTTTGAAGAGACATTGAAGCGGGTTCGTGATTCAGTTTCAGCCTCAATAACAACTCACCCTGAGATTTTTCATATCACTCATGCAATGAGTGGCAAGCGGATCACGCCCGTAGAAAAATCTGAATAGGCATTACAGGAGCCCTTCAACGAGGGGCTTCGATAATGTCAATCGCAGGTGATTCAACATGGCAAAACCGGACTGGGGAGCACTGCAAGACCAGTTCCTCGCCGAGCATGCTAAATCCGGTATTTCCCCCAAAGACTGGTGTGAAGCGCAGGGACTGAATTACGCCACTGCTAAGCGCTATATCAAAGTTACGAATTACGGTGCGAATTCGCAAAAAAGCAGTGCGAAAAAAAGTGCGAATTCGCAGAAGGGGAAAGACAAGGCCAGTAAAACCGGGAAGGGTGAAAAGAATCCCCGTGACGCAGGCAGCACTGAAATTTCTCCACAAACGAAACCTATTCGCGGATCGCGCCACGCGCCGCCAATAAAACCCTTTCAGCCCGGCAATCAGCACGCGCTCAAACACGGCGGCTACGGTCGCCGGATGCTGCTCTCTGACGCAATCACCGAAGACGCCCAGATGCTCACGCTTGACGATGAGCTTTTCTGGCTGCGCGCGGCGAACCTGACGGCGGCTGAGAATATCGGGCGCTGGCAGACAGAACTTGAAACCGCCGACAACGATACAGCTAAAGACCTTCATGACCTGATTTCTGCCGCTGAAAAAGCCATGCACCGCAACACGGCGCGCATCGAATCCCTGGAATACACCAGGGGTAATATCGTCAAGATGCAGGTCGAGGCGGCGTATCGCGAAGCGGCTACTGAAAAGGTTGAGCTTGAGATAGGCGTGATGAAAGACGGCGATCGGGATAACGCCATCGTCGTGCATAACGCCCTGCCAATACCGGGAAGATAAGCCATGGCTGATATTTACCTGCCCACGCTCCACGACGGGCAATTAAAGGTCTGGGCTGATTCCTGGAATGACCAGTTGAACGCGGTACGCTGCGGTCGTCGATGGGGCAAAACCTTCATGCTGTCGAGCGCTGCGGTAACGTATGCCACGGCGCAGTTTAAGCGCCCAGGCATGGATATCTCCCTGGGAGGACGCGTTGGCATCTTTACCGCGGAATACCGGCAGTATCAGGAGATTTACGACAAGCTCGAAGAAACCTTACTACCGCTGAAAAAAAGCTTTAGCCGACAGGAAAAGCGCCTGCTGCTGAAAAACGGCGGGAAGATTGATTTCTGGGTTACCAACGACAACAAACTTGCCGGCCGTGGCCGTGAATACGAAATCATCCTGATCGATGAGGCGGCATTCACCAAATCGCCGGAGATGTTGAAGGAAATATGGCCTAAGTCGATTAAGCCCACCCTGCTGACTACGAAAGGCCGGGCTTACGTCTTCTCTACTCCCGACGGGGTGGACGAGGAAAACTTTTTCTACGCCATCTGCAATAACAAGTCGCTGGGCTTTATTGAGCACCACGCGCCGACGTCATCCAACCCATTCGTGCCGCCGGAAGAACTAGAGCGCGAACGGCAGAATAACGATCCGCGCGTCTTCCGTCAGGAGTTCCTCGCCGAATTCGTCGACTGGTCAGCGGCATCACTGTTCGACGTCCGCAAATGGTTTGAGGGTGAAAGTCAGGATCAACCAGTCGATTACCCGGACATGTGCGAGGCCGTATTCGCTGTGCTGGACACCGCTGTTAAAGGCGGCACAGAGCATGACGGTACCGCTGTTGTGTATTACGCGGTTGATACCCGGCCAGGGCGTACACGCCTGACGATACTCGACTGGGACGTTGTTCAGATTGATGGAGCGCTGCTGGAAACGTGGCTGCCATCGGTATTTGAACACCTCAATGAACTTTCCGGGCAGTGTGTGGCCTTGAATGGCAGCCTGGGTGTGTTTATCGAGGATGCGAGCATGGGCTCTATCCTGCTGCAAAAAGGCGAAAGCCTTGGCTGGCCGGTCAACAAAATTGAGTCTGCCCTGACCAGTAAAGGTAAGGACGAGCGTGCGATTATGGCGTCCGGCTATCATTATCGCGAACTGGCGAAAATATCCTGGCACGCATACGCAAAGACGGCCGCATTCAAAGGCGAGACAGCTAACCACCTGCACAAACAGGTTTCACGATTCCACCTGGCCGATAAAAACGCTCACAAGCGCGCCGACGACCTGCTCGACTGTTACACCTACGGGCTGATCATTGCGTTTGGTAGTGGTGATGGCGTCTGACGAGATACCCCATGAACGAAGATGATATCCAGATCGGCAGTTATTCGCCGGAGCTGCTCTCGCTGCTCGACAGTGAAGATATCCAGCCTGGTAGCAGTGTTGGTTATCAGATCTGCAAAACGATTTACATTTTCCACCCGCTGGGCGGGAAGATGGTTGATCGCCCGATTAAGATGGCGATGAATGAGCCGCGCACCGTTCACATTGCACAAACATATTCGCTTGAACAGCGCCTGCGTGATGCGTTCGAGAAAGAGTGGAAAGCGCTGAAAGCGGACCAGCACATCGCGGCCGCCGCGCGCATAGCCAGGATTTACGGCACATCGGCAATCGCTATGCTGGTGGATACTCAGGATCCGTCTCAGGCTCTCGACTACCGTACCCTGTACAAGCATAACGTCAGCTTTAACATTCTGGACCCGCTAAACACGGCTGGCTCTATCGTGCTGAACCAGGACCCGAACGCGCAGGACTTCCAGAAAGTCGATGGCATCAAAGTGGCGGGCAAGCCGTATCACAAATCGCGCTGCGTGGTATTGCAGAACGAAGACCCGATTTATCTGGCGTACAACCCGGCAGCATTCGGATTCACCGGGCGCAGCGTTTACCAGCGCGCCCTGTTCCCGCTGAAATCGTTCATTCAGACCATGCGCACTGATGACATGGTGGCGGTGAAAGGCGGCCTGCTGGTGGCTATGATCAAGAACGCCAGTTCAATCGCAAACAAAGTCATGCAGGCGATGAGCGGCATCAAGCGCATGATGCTGAAACGCGGCAAGACAGGCGAGGTGCTACAGATCGGACACGAGGATGTAATTCAGTCCATCGACCTTAGCAACCTTGAGAAGCCACTTGATTCTGCCCGCAATCACATCCTTGAAAATATCGCTGCCGCTGCTGACATGCCTGCCATTCTCCTGAATAGCGAGACGTTCAATCAGGGCCTTGCTGAGGGTACCGAGGACGCCAAGGCGGTCGCCGTTTACGTTGATGACATTCGCCGCTGGCTGGAAACGGTTTACGAGTTCTTTATCCGCATCTGTCAGTACCGGGCGTGGAGTTATGACTTTTTCAAAGCTTTACGCATTGATATTCCGGAACTGAAAGACACCTACAGCGTGTATTTTCAGTCCTGGATAAACAACTTCGAGTACCGCTGGCCGTCATCCCTGAAAGAGCCTGAAAGCGAGAAAGTGAAGGTTGATGAGATGCGGTTTAAGGCGATCATCAGCATGGGGGAGCTATTAATACCTCAGTTTAACAACGATCCTGATAATAGAGCGACATTGATTAAATGGATGCAAACTAATGCAAATGCCAATGAAAATCTATTCCCTCAACGTCTTGATCTTGACTTCGATGAATTAAAAGAAAACCCGCCAACTCAACTTAATAACGACCCCAACAAACCTAATGTTGACTGGAGTCTGGTATGAACCAGTTTACGCGCAAAGTCAGGGAGGCCGTTAAGTTCTTCCTGGCTAACGGCTACACCTCGCGCGAAGAACTGGAGCGCTGGCAGTGGTACATCCGCGAGGCGGCAGAAGGGGAAACGGCGGAGGATTATGCCGCCGTTGTGTCCCGCCGCCTGACCGGTTCGTACGAAATGGAGGTCAACCGCGCTGGAGCGCTTAAACGCCATCCAGGCTTATCCCGGTTCACGGTGAATTACCTTGAACCGAAGCTACGCGCGGAACTGGACAGGCGAATACTGGCCAGCGTCGACCTGATTAAGCTGAATCGCCAGAAAGCCATCGACACGACATTATCGCGTTTCAGTGGCTGGGCCAGCAGCATTCCGTCAGCCGATTCAATCGCGCTACGTGGCATTCAGGGAACGATGCTGGAGACCGCAGGGCACATCCAGAAGAGCGCAGAGCAACTGGACTACGAAGCGCGTCGGGTGATGGTTGACCAGAACCACAAACTGATCGCCAACATCGACAACGTGATCGCAACCAGCAATAACGCGATCGCCGTGATATGGCATAGCCACTGGCGCCGCCCTGGTTACAAATACCGCGTAGATCATAAAGAGCGCGATCTGCAGTTTTATCTCATCCGTGGTAACTGGGCGCAGAAAAACGGCTATGTGAAGCCCGGACCCTCTGGTTATCTCGATGAAATAGACCAGTTCGGAGAAAAGCCTTTCTGCTCATGTTATGGCGAATACGTCTACAACCTCCGCAGCATTCCCGATTACATGCTTACCCAAAAGGGAAGTAAGTTCTTGGAGTCAATTAAAAAGACATAGGAGCATTGAAACGTGGCTATTTTTGCTAGCGGCATCATGTTCCGGCAGGGAAAGAAAATCTTCCTCATTCAGCGATCCGATGACGGCACATGGTGTCCGCCGGGAGGGAAACTGGAGCCGGGAGAGCTGGCAGAAGCGGCAGCGCGGCGCGAGGTACTGGAAGAGACCGGATATAAGTACGACGGGCCGCTTACGCCGTATAGCGTAGCGGGCGATTACCTGACGTACCGGGCTGACGCCGCAGAGCATTTTGAAGCGGTTATTAACGATGAGTCTCTGGCCGCCGGCTGGTTCAGTATCGATGACATGCCCAAGCCGTTGCACCCGCCGTTCGCCGCAGTCATGGCCGCACAACCGCTCAACGAAACCGATGTGGCCGCGCTCATTGCCGATGGCACCCTGAGCAGTCCGCAATTTTTTATCAACATGTGGCTGTACGCCATCCGTGTCACCGGAACCGGTGTTACATGGCGTTCAGCAGATCAGCAGATGGCATTCCGCAATCCGGATGACTATCTCACCCCCGAATTTCTCCAGCGCGTGGCGGGCGTCCCGCTTATCTGGCTTCACCCGGAGAAAAACAAGCTCGACAGCGATGAATTCGCGAAACGTGTTATCGGCACCCTGACAAACAGTTGGGTGGCTGATAACGGCGAGGTGTGGGCTATCGCCCGTGTGTATGACGCCGAAGCCGCCGAAATCATGGCGACCCGGCAACTCAGCACCTCTCCGACCGTCACGTTTAGCGAGATACAGGACGCCATCATCAAAGTCGATGGTCAGCCTCTATTGGTGGAGGGTTCCCCGGTATTGCTGGACCACGTGGCAATTTGTGAACAGGGCGTATGGGACAAGCTCCTTAACCCCACTGGTGTTAAATCTGATTCCATTCCCAAAGAGGCTGAAAAGATGGACGAGGAAAAAATCGTAGCGCTTATCAATAAAGCAATTGATGCGCGAATGGCTAAAGCTGACGAAGAACGCGACGCTAAGGCCAAAGCTGACGCCGAAGAGGCAGCCAAGAAAGAAAAGGCTGACGCCGAGGAGAAAGAAGCGGAAGAGGCGAAAGCTAAAGCCGATGCCGATGAAAAGGCCGCGAAGGAGAAGGCGGACGCTGATGAAAAAGCGAAAGCCGACGCCGAAGAAGCCGAACGCATGGCAAAAGAAAAAGCGGATTCCGATCTGCGCCGCGAAATCGCTGAACTGAAAAGCCGTATCCCAGCGGAGTTGTCCGACGCGGACCGCAATGAACTGGCTGATGCTCAGATCAAAGCGGACTCCGTTTTCTCCGCATTCGGTCAGCGTGCACCGTCACCGACACCCGGCGAGAAGCCTTTGCCATACCGCCGCCGCCTGCTGGTGAAACTGCAGGAACATTCGCCGGATTTCAAAGGCGTGGATTTGTCTGCTATCGCCGACGCTCAGTTACTGAACATCGCCGAGAAACAGATTTACGCTGACGCGCAATCCGCGGCGAGCCTGTCTGTCGGTGCGGGTCAGTTGCGTGAAATTAAACGCGCTGATGCGACTGGCCGCATGATCAGCACTTTCGAAGGTGATCCGGCTGCGGCGTGGGCACCGTTCAAACTTGGCAAACGCCAGGTCCTCGCATTCAACAACCAGGCTTAATGGGAGCTCTCAAGCATGGCTAACTTATCTCTTAACCCGATGGCAACCACCAATGCGCGCGGTTCCTTCGGTGTACAGTCCGATGGGCTGATTCAGGGTGTGGCGCTGGATGACCCGGCCAACCGGTTTAACCTGGCATCTGGCACTGTGGCATCAACAGAAACCGCCCCGATGTGGGGCGGGTTGCCGGTTGCTGAATTGCTGCCGGGCACCGCGTCGAGCCCTAAAGGCTCAACCATTCGCCGCGCTGTCAGCGTCAGTGAACTGGAAGGTTTTACGGTATTCAATCAGGCACACAACGGCCTGACCACGCCGCAATCCCCGGTACCACAATTTGCATCTGGTATGAGCGTCTCATATTACCGTATCGGATCAAACATGCGCGTTCCGCTGAAAGCATCCACTGCGGTAGTTGCGCTGGGCACCTCTGGTGCTTCGGTGAAAACTCCTCTGGCATGGGACTTCGTTAACAGCCAGTTGACCACGGCTGCGGCTGCGGCGTATGCAGGCGGTAACCTGACCACCACTGCTATTGCCTACGCCAATGGCGTTGCTACGGCAACCTTTGCAGCGGCGCATGGCATTACAGCGGGCCAGTACATCACGCTGAGCGGCGCAGTTCCGGCTGATTACAACGGTACCTACTACGTAACATCGGTACCGTCCACCACTACCCTGACGTTTGTTCCTGCAACCATTCCGTCTGGTGCAGCAACCACTCAGGCAACTGTGGCAGCGCCGAACGCTACAGCAGTAGCAGCATTTACCCTGCCAGTGAAAGTCCTGTCCATTCAGGCCGGAAACTCGAAAACTGTTTCATATAACAGCACGACCGGTTTCCTGACCTGGAATGACAACGACAACTGCGCGCTGGTCTTACTTTAATCGGGAGCTGAATTAAATGGCTGCAATTACCCCCAGCTATACAATCGTGAACCCGTCGTACATTGCTCCTGAGATGATTATTGGTCAGCAGCAGGCGTCCGGCGCGTTCGAAACCATCGCCAGCGGTAACCCACAGGTTCGCCTGGGTGTTGGCGATCAATACGCTTACATGCGTCGTCTCGACATTCGCACGCAGGTAGCATCAAGCCAGTCTGGTAACGCTAACCAGTTGCCCAGCGTTGCAATGGAAGCACGGATGATTTCAACGCCATCCTACCTGCTTCGCTGCCGTGGTATTTACGATCACCACGACGTAGCGGCGGCCGGCGGCTGGAATATCGCACTTCCGGAAGCGCAGCGCCTCGGCATGCGCCAGGGCATTTTCCAGCAACTGCGCAACATCCTGTTGTATGGCATGAACCCGGCGAGCGGCGAAGGACTGTTGAATACCGCTGGCGCGACGACTGAAACGTTGCCAGCAGACAGCAATGGTAATACTACCGTCCTGACGTATGACGCAAACCAACTTGCCGTTTACATCCTTGGGCACGTTCAGGCTGCTCTGACTCGTACCATGCAGTTAGGGCGCCAGTTACGCGTCGTTATCTGCGGACCGCAGCGCGTGCTGGGTACGATGGAAATCCAAAAAGTTGTTGAGCTCACTTCCTATCAACGCGTAGGCGCAGGCACTGCAACGGTTGCGGGCATGGTTGATGCCATCCTGGCCGGGGCTGGTGTTCAGACTGACTGGGTGTATGACGATACACTGATTGGGAAAGGTGCTGGCGGTACGGATGCAGTGATTATCACCATCCCGGAAATTGAAACGCCGATGGTGAATTCAACCATTAACACCAACGAATTTGCGAAACTGTCACCAAACCTGGCGGCAAACGCACTGATGTGGTGTGACATGGCGGCACCGCGTGAAATTCCTACGCCGATCCCTGGTGGCGCTGTTGATGTGCTGTCCGAGCTGCGTTCAACGTCTGGTTGGGGTGTCCGTCCGGAAGCAATCACCATCCTGTCGATGGCGTACAGCGCGTAACCCATAAGTTTTTAACAAACCAACAAATCTTAAGCCCCTTTCGGTGATCCGGCAGGGGCTTTTTTATGAGGTCAAAATGAAACTTTTTGTCGCCAATACAACCAAGCAGCGCAACATTTTTGTTTATCGCGTTCTTGAAACTGGTCGCCTACGTCAGATCCCCATTGAGCCAGGTTCGCAAATGATGGTTCTGGATGGCTCAAGCGATGAGGTCAACGCGGTAATCGAACACCATGCAATTTACGGCCTGATCAATTCCCGAAATATTGACCAGAGCAAGGCTTTTGTCGGTCTTTGCTACAACATCGATAAGCCGGTAGTTTCCAGCGTCATCGAAAAAGCCATCCGCGATAACGACGATCACCTTTCCCGCGGCGCGCATCAGATTCGCCAGGCTTCACTGGCTGCGCTCGACAAGACCCTGACTGAAAACAGAACCGGATACAGCGGGGAGCTTGAGTTTTCTGCTGAGCAAATGAAAGGGCGCGAAGAAAACGAAGACGCGCCAGTTGTCAATGAAACTATCGGCACTCAGAAAGCCGGGAGCAAGAAAAAATGACCATCAGTCTGTCGGGATTTATCGACTTCGTTCGAACTGATATGGGCATTGACGCCACGCAGGTTCCCGACAACTCGCCGTCAATCTCTCTGGCTTACGGCGGCGCGGTTGAGTGGGTAAACCAGGACATTGAAATGGTGATGCCTCAGTTTTACGCAGTCGCCGTTTATAACCTCGCCGCGTCGTTTCTCGTCAACTACGGGACTGAATCGGTATTCGCCGGGACCCGCGATAAGTTGAAGCTTAACGACTTCACTGCGGGGGTTATCACCGGGGCCAGTGACAACGCGACCAGTGCGCAAAGGCTGGTACCGGATTTCTTCAAAGACCTGTCTCTGGCTGATCTGCAGATGCTGAAAGACCCGTGGGGCCGCCGCTACCTGATGATTGCCCAGCAGTTCGGGAGTTTGTGGGGGTTATCGTGATAACGCTGCATCTCGGGGTTATTGATATTCCCTACGAGGACGAGGACACCACAACCGGGGACGTGGCTGAATACCTCGAAGAGAAATACCAGATCATGCAGACGTTCTTTGACCGCTATAGCAACGAGATAATCGGCTTTATGGCCGACGACCTCGCGGCTGGTCTGGAGAATATGCTTGCTGGCGCGCCGCCGTCACTTGACCCGCTCGCCGAAGCTATGTCTAAAACTCACAATCTCTTCGTTGCCTTTCTGGATAACCAGGAGATGAACGGCATGCCGGGCGTACCAACGCGTAGGGCGCTGGATGGCATCAGTAAGCGTCTGAAAAACAAAAAAGGCGAGCCGCGCCCTTCGTTCATTGATACCGGAACCTATCAGGCTGCCATGCGCGCCTGGGTAAGCGGGGTGCTGAATGCCTTCCCTGAGTGAATTAAACAACGCAAAAACAGAGCTGAATGCCGCACTCACTGACGGGCTTGACGACCTTAGTCGCTATCAGGAAGTGACGTTTACCCGGTACATTCACAAAGTACTGCCGCTGGACGGCTTCGTATTCTGGGTAAAGGCGTCGCTGACTGACGTTGCGGATCCGACACAGGACACCGTACAGGTTAAAGGTTATCTGCACCTGACCACCGAGACGATTCAGAACGACGAACAGCTTTACGACCGCAACGTTGTGACGTTTACCGCACAGTCTGATATTGACCCGTTCAACGATATAGGATCTGACGTCCTCTACATCGGCGAATTCTTTGGCCTGCAATTCTCGTTTTCACGGCGTATAGGCCTGAACGAACCGGCCAATCTCTACCACTACACCGGCGAGGCGATTTTCCCGCACATGCGGTCGCAGATCATTAACTCTGCAGATGATATCGACCTCACCGATGTGGTTGTTTCGAGCTCATTACCTGTCTGGCTGACGTTGAATCAGTACATGCCGATGTACCCGGCCATGCTGTCATCGCAAAACATTTCGCCGCCGTTCGCAACGGTGAAGTGCGCTAATACAACCCCGATTGCCGGGGCGTTTTATCTGGACGACCAGCAGAACCAGTATCAACTGGTATCGGAAGACGTGACGCTGTCGCTAACCGGTCTGCGTAACGCGCAAACGCTGGATTTCCTGCGTTATGTACAGGACTACACGCAAAGCGACAGCGCTGAAATGGGCGTGATGAATATCCCTGTTGTGCAGGATGAGCGCGTCACGCAAAACGAGTTGAACATCATCGCCCAGCGAAAGACCATCAAATTTAAAGTTAACTACTACCAGCAACGGATGCGCAACGTGGCGCGCAAGCTGGTGGCATTTTCCATACCTTCCATCAGCCCGGAGAAATAAATGTCGATCGTCAATATTAACGTGTCGGTGACTAACCCGCCGAAACCGTCGCAACTGCTCAAATCCGGTGCGCTGATTTCCGTTGGCGGCACTACGCTGAATGCAGGCGAATATCAGTTGCTGACCGCAAAAACTGATCTGGCTTCCATTCTGGCACCCGCAAAGTCGATTTCAACTATCGCCTGGGCAACCGGTACGGTAACTGTCACGCTGAGCGCTGCACATGGCTGGACTAACGGATCACAGGTTCCGGTCCTCATCTCTGGCGTTGCGCCAACTGGCTATAACGGCGCGTACACTGCGACCGTCACTGGTACCAACACCTTTACCTATCCATTGACCAGCAACCCCGGCACGGCAACCACAATGGGATCCGTTAAAACGGTGGTGGCTAACGAGATTGTTCAGATGAATAACTCGTTCTGGTCCCAGGGCACAAGCCGCGCAGTTTACGTGCTGGAGCTTGGCGCGGTTTCGAATACTGACGCCATCGCAGCGCTTGCCGATTTCATCGCGGAAGATGTATCGCTTGGCAACACTTATCAGAAGTTCTTTTCTTATCTGGTGCCGCGCGAGTGGGATTCAGAGGCGACATTCAAGACGCTGACTGGCCTGTATACGTCGCCGTCTTCACTGGTTTACTTCTTCGTTACCACGACGATCGCAACGTATGCTGCATGGAAAGCTACGGCGAATAAAAGCGTATTTGCAGGCGTGGAAGCCCCGACGATTGCCACCACTGAATTTTCAATGGCTACGGCGTTCCAGTCTGCTCTGGCGAATGACCCGGGGTCTTCCAACATGGTTCCCCCGATGGCGTACCGCTTCCTGTACGGCGTCACTGAATACCCGATTGAGGGTAACAGCACCCTGTTGAAAAACCTCCAGGACAACGATATCAGCTACGTTGGCACGGCTGCCGAGGGAGGACTTAGCAATAAAATGCTGGTTGCTGGTCATATGCTTGATGGCAACCCGTTTAACTACTGGTACTCGGTGGCCTGGTGCGCGATCAACCTTGAGCTGGACCTGGCTAACGAAATCATCAACGGTTCTAACACCACCGTTAACCCGCTGTACTACGAGCAGGCTGGTATTGACCGCCTGCAAAACCGTGCACTCAAAACGCTGCGTACTGGCATCAGCTACGGCCTGATTCTGGGACAGGTGATCAACGCCAAACTGACCCAGGCTGATTTCAACGCCGAGTATGAGAAAGGCACGTATGCGGGTAATGCGGTAATCAATGCGGTGCCGTTCAGCAACTACACCAGTCTGAACCCGTCCGATTATCAGGACGGAAAATACAATGGGCTCAGCGCCATCATGACCCCGCGTCGTGGCTTCGAATCCATCACCTTTAACCTCAACGTAACCAACTTTGTAGGGGCGTAAAAAATGGGCAATCCATTAGTGCCGCAGGGATTTCTTAATCGCGTCCGTGGCGCTCTGTCTGTGACAGACGTCCCGGCGCTTAACGTCACTGCGTCGTACCTGGGTAAAGACGGTATCAGCATGCGGCCGGATAACGCCGCTACTGACATTATTCCTACCATGACCGGTACTGTCGGCAGCCAGACGCCGTACCAGCAGGTAACCGTGACGGTTCATCTCCTGAGAACTCAGGGACTGGGTGCCAGCTATCAGCAGCGCTTTGCCACTGATACCGCTCTTGGCGAAGTCGTTATCACGCCTGATGCTACGACGTTCGGTAACTTCACTCTGCTGAACTGCTACCTGCTGAACTTCAACGAACTGCCGTTTAACGGTATGGATGCCGGGTTTGTGGTCACCATTGGCGGCTATCTGACAGCCAACGATAAAATGTGGATTTAACCTGTGAAAATCGACAAAAAATTAAATCTGGTCAGCACAATCAATCGTGATGGTGCGTTACCCGTTTATCTGCATGTTCTCCCGTTCCCGTATGAAGTGGTGGAGGAGCATTGCTTCCTGTTGGGCAACCTGTTCAGTAATTTTATCACCCAGGTTGGCGCGCTTGGCGCGGCCAGAACTGCGGCAATGATGCTGCGTAAAAAGCTGAAAGAGCAGGGGCAGCAAGATGGCCCTGGTATTCTCGACGAAATGCAACGCCTTGCAACTGTCGTGTACAACGATGGCGGTGTATGGAAAGTCATTCCGCTTGATACCGCACTGAAACAACAAATCGTCCTGCTGGACGAGTACCGGGAAGTTGAAGGGGAGATCGTTTTTTTTATGGTTTCCTCTGCCATTCAGAAACGGGAACTGATAGCACCGACGGTGGGGGCGGTGATCGGCATGTACGGTGGGCAACTCACTGTATCGAGCGTTACGGAATTCCGCGATTCCTTGCTGACGTCGAATCAGGATACCGATACCCCGACCCAGAATGTCCAGCCGGAAACATCATTCATACCCTCCTAGACTGGGCGTCTAATGAGGGTTTCTGGCGGGTGATCCGTGAAATCAGCGACGCGGAGTTTTCCAGCCCCGCGCAGTACCGCCAGAGATTCATCATTTCAGCGCTAAAAGACAGGGGAAGCTTCAATGGCAGCTAAAACAATAGTTGAAATTGATGTAAATGATGAGAAGTTTCAGTCGTTTATTGAAAAGTTCAACGAGTATCAGGCTGCGTTAAAGGGATTGCCGGAGGAATGGCGCGGAATCGCTCAGGGCATCGCTGATACCGGAAAGGAAACGGCAAAGGCCAGAACCGAAACCGAGGCGCTGACAAAGGCATTTAACGATGGCGCGGCGGCTATCCTGTCGATTAACAGCGGCATTGATCGCCTGAATACCAATCTGGAACGGGCAGGGAAGCACCAGGGCGACTTTAGCCGTAATGCCGGAAATGCCAAAGGCTTCCTGAACGCGGCGACAAAGGATGCCAAATCGCTGGCCGGACATATCAAAGACGCCACTACCAGCCTGTTGACGTGGAGCGGCATCGTAGGTGTGTTTACTGGCGTATTGGGTGCTGGAGGTCTGTTTGGTATTAACCGCCTGGCGTCTGTGGCCAGTGCGCAGCGGTTTACCTCTCTCGGTCTCGGGACGTCTATAGGTGCCCTTGACTCCACGGCGATCAACTACCAGCGTGCGCTGAGCAACCCGACGGGAACGTTAGGGGCTATTCGCGATGCCCAGATGGACCTGTCAAAGCGCTGGCAGTTCAGCGCGATGGGCATTAACAACCCTGACCGCTCACCTGACCAGTTACTGCCGCAAATGATCCGCAATGCGCGTGATATTTTCGTGCAGAACGGCAGCACGTTACAGGGGGCGCAGGCCCACGGCCTGACCAACTTCTTTACCCTGGACGACCTGAACCGCTTCAAAAACATGAGCGAAGCGGAACTTGATGCCATGGATAAGCGCGCGCAGCGTGACGCCAGATTGCTGCAGATCACCGACCAGCAGGCGAAACAATGGCAGGACTTTAACGTACAACTGGATTTCAGTAGCCAGAGCATCCGTAACACGTTTATTCGTGGTCTGGCTCCACTCACCCCGGCACTGACCAAATTATCAGACTCGCTTTCAGTAGCGATTGATACCGTCCTGAAATCGCCTGAGCTGGGTAAATGGATTGATAACCTGTCGGGTGGTATTCAGCGCTTTGGTAATTATCTGGCATCGCCGGAGTTCTCCAAAGACGTCGACAGTTTTATGGATGCCATTAAAAGGATGGCTCACACAATTGGGCGTCTTGTTGATCTCGCGACAGGAAAGATAAGTGCTGTTGAGTTCTTTAAAGAATCAACGCCAATGCTGAGTGATGAGCCAATTAAAGACCCTTTAACTGGAAAGTCATACATTCCAGGTACGGACAGTGATCCCAGGGTTTCTACCGGACTTAAATGGATTAGGCGGCTATTTGAGACCGGATCAATAAAACCAATTGATTCTCAACCACCAAATGTTAACGCATCCGGCAGAACCATTGCTGACCGGTTCAATAACCCCACAAACCTGCGCTGGGCTGAGGGATACGGCACGCATAACACCAGAAGTGGTGATTTTGCGGTGTTCCCCACTCTTGACGAGGGTGTGCTGGCTGCGGCCAAACAGTTGCAGATTTATGGCACCCGCGGGGTAAATACGGTCAGTGATATCGCCAAAAAATGGGCGCCATCGAACGAAAACGACACCGCCGAATACATCCGGCACGTTGTCAAAGCAACCCGGTTTGGTGAAAACGAGAAGCTCGATCTGAACAATCCGGCGGTACTGGCAAAACTCATTTCTGCCATGTCGCAAAAAGAGGGCGCTGGCTACCGGGTCAGTGAAGGGGCGGTGATCCAGATATTCAACAATACCGGCGGCAACGCAGTTGTTTCCGGCGCGCAACTTGGGGTTACCGGATAATGGCTTTCACTCGCGAGCTCTACAAACTCGGTTTTGAAATATCGCCGGTTATTCTCTGCGATGGTATCGCGCAAAGCATACCTGGCGGCATGCTGCCGATTGTGGCCCTGACGCAAAGCGCCAGCTTTGTTACGGGGCTGATCGGTGGTGCGATAAACCTGACCGATCTGGATAAGTATTTCTGCCACTGGCGCCCGGTGCAGGGCGGGACGCTGGTCGATTACGACATTGCCCGCTATCCGTTCGCTAACCAGACCGTGGCGGCTAACGCGCTGCTGGCCCAACCGTTGCGCATCAGCCTGTTGATGGATGCCCCGGTCAACGAAAATACCGGAGCAATGACAAAGCTGGTAACGATCAGTGCGCTGCAGGCTGTTTTACAGGCACATGCGAACCTGGGCGGTACATTCATCATCGCCACTCCGGCGCTGATTTACAGCGGCTGCATCCTGCGCACCGTCAAGGATGTGACCAGTTCAAGTGAGCCAGTCCCTCAGCGTTCATGGATGTGGGATTTTGAGCAACCCCTGGTTACGGAAACCGGAGCGGAGCAGGCTGTTAACAGCTTTCTCAGCAAGATTGACGGTGGTACGAAGATGACTGATGCGTCATGGACCAATACTGTCGCCGCGCTGGGCAACACATCGCTGGGTGGCGCTGTGTCAGGTGTGGCATCCAGCATTGTTGGCCTGGTGGGTAAACTCAGTGGAACATTCGGCCTATGAGCACAGAACTTTATACGTTTACTGGCAATGAGCGCGAAAGCATGCTGTTCACGCCGGTACTGGACGGCACGGTCTATAACTGCCAGATAAAGTGGAATATCGCTGCCCAGCGCTGGTACCTGCTGATCACCGACAATTCAGGTAATACCATCCTGAACACGCCCATGGTTGGCTCTGTATCCACTGGAGGTATCAACCTTATCTATAGCGTGTTCCCCTCAACAACCCTGATCTGGCGTGAGAAAAACGGGCAGATAGAGGTTACAACCTGATGCGCTTCTATGACTTTCAGATTTTCGACAAAAAGGGGAAGTTGTACAGGCGTTATAAGAGTCTGGATGACTACGGAAATTTTAATCCCGGCTGCCTGATGGTGGAGTTTGATATCCAGAAGTACGGCATGTCCACCCCCATGGGCTCCAGCCTTGTCAGGGTTTACGGGGTCAGCATTAAAGAGATGCAGCAGGCCCAGCAAAACATGTTCGGCATGACCATTAAAGGCTTTGCCGGAATGTCAAAGGGGCTACCGTTAGCCAAACAGAAGCAAAGCGGGTTAGTACTCGAAGGCGAAATTCAGCAGCCGTTCGGGAACTGGCAGGGGACTGAATTATCTCTGGACATGATAATCACGGCTGGCGCCGGGTCGGTCAATTCCCCTGTCAATATTACGATGCCGTGGGGAAAGGGTCAAAAGCTGTCAATCGCGTTATATTTTGCCCTGCAACGGGCTTACCCGGACTACAAAATCAAGATCGAAATCAGCGATAACCTGGTGATGAACTATGACGCGCCAATATTCTGCTCCAGCGTGCAGCAACTGGCGGCAAATATTAAATCCATCAGCAAAAGCATTATCAGAGATCAAAATTACTCAGGCGTTGAATTGTGCATTTTTCCTGGCAAAGAAATTCGCGCCTGGGACAGCCTGACCACTACGAAAAAAAATGCGCCGATTCAGCTTGAATTTACTGATCTGGTTGGTCAGCCGACGTGGATTGAATTTAACAAGGTCATGATCCGGACTGTCATGCGCGCTGATATTCAGGTGGGCGACTTCCTGAAACTACCGGCGGGCGCCAGCACAATCATTCAGGCCTCATCCTATTCACAGTATCGCAACCAGGCAGCCTTTACAGGCGTGTTCCAGGTCAGCGCTGTACGTCTGGTGGGCAACAGCAGACAGGCGGATGCTAATAGCTGGGTGACCATCATCGAGGCGTTCACAACAACGGAGCCAGTTCAATGACGATCAGCCAGCGCCTGAACTTCGGAAAGAGCATGAATAACTTTTCCGAAGAAAAAATACTGCAGGCCATGGAACTGGCCGGGAAAACGCTCCCGGCAACGGTTGTTTCACGATCCGGGAAAATGGTTACCGTTTCGTTCAGTCTGACGAATATCCCTTTTACTCTCCCACAAGTGACTATTCCCCTGTTTGGCCCGGAGTATATCCGCTACCCGATGCAGCCGGGCGATAAGGGTATTGTCATCCCGGCCGATGCGTATATCGGCGGCATGAGCGGGCAGGGTGGCGGCACCGCTGACCTGACGCAGCCTCCGAATCTCAGCGCACTGACCTATTTACCGATCAGCAATACCGAGTGGAGCGACGTCGACGGCGAAGTTCTTACGATGTACGGGCCGGAGGGCGTTACCATTCGTGACAGGGCCAGCAACAGTACATTTCTGTTAACTCCCCAGAGCGTAGCCATAGCGACGCCTGAAAGCTTTACGGTGGCGGTGGGCGGTACTGTCCTGTCACTTACCCAGGGCATGTGGCAACTGACAGGACAGGCCGGTAAATTACAGGATGCATCTGCCAGTACAAGTCCGGCTGTTATGCAGGCCGGGTGGGAAGCGCTGGTGTCATGGCTTAACAGTCATCAGCACACGAACGGTAATGGCGGAGGTAATACCGGGTCGCCAACCAGTTCATTCAGCGGGAACATTACCGAATGAGAACCTATGGCAGAAATTCAGAGGGTAAATGGGTCCTGGTTGAAACCGATGAGTACGGATTTAACGATGCCATTTACCTGACAACGCTGGTGCAGAACCTGAAATTAGCTCCCCAGGAGTCGCCATTCTTCGCCAATAACGGCATACCGGCGCAGGCATCCGTTATTCAGCAAATCTTACCAACCTATTACGTTAACCGCCTGCAGCAACAGTTCAGCCAGTACTTTTCCTCACTACAGATTGCAATGGTCAGTGATGACCCTCCCGTTTACAACATTTCAGCCATAACGAATGCAGGCTCAAAAATTATTGCACAGGTGAATGTATGAGTGATTTGTCTGTCAGCTACACCGCGGCTGGCCCGGTACCGCAAACCGCAGAGAGTTTGCGCGAGCAACTCATTGCTCAGGCTGTGGCCCTGTCCCCGGGACTGACAACTGATTTACCCGGTTCGCTGATTGAGGACATTGTCAGCACGGATGTTTGCGCGCTGCTGGTGTGTGACCAGGCGAGAGTTGATCTGATTAACTCGGTGGGCCCACTGAAAGCGAACCTGACGATGCTGAACCTGCTGGCCCAGCAAAGCGGCATAGCACCGCAAAAGACACGGGGGTTAACGACCGTAGGTGTCCAGTTTTCCGGTCCTGCCGGTTTCGCTATTCCGCAGGGTTTTCTGGTATCTGACGGCACTAACAGCTATGCGCTGGCGGATGCCACAATAATTCCGACTGGTGGAGTAACTTCGTCGGTGACCTGCGAGGCAACCGTAACCGGATCATGGGTGGTTCCTGAAAATACCGTTAACCAGATTATTACCAGTCTTCCTTCGGATATTGTACTGACCTGCACCAACCCTGTTGCCGGAACGCCAGGAGGTGACCCGGAAACTAATTACCAGTTCAGGGACAGAGTATGGCAGGGGCAAATGTCCACTGTGCAGGGTTATCCGGGATTTATTCGCCAGAAGCTGACAGATGTTGCGAATGTGCAGGCGCGTCTTGTATCTGTCGTTCAGAGCGCTAATGGCTGGGTGATTATGTGCGGTGGTGGTGACATTTATGAAATGGCCGGAGCCATTTATAAATCATCGGGGGATATCAGCCGGCTGAGCGGTTGCACACTGAACGTAACCGGGATCAGCAACGCAAATCCCGGTGTTGTCACCACCGACATTACGCACGGCTACAGCGACGGGCAGGTTATCGAGATTTCCGGCGTTACCGGGATGACGGGCATCAATAATGTTCCGTTAACCGTTACCGTGCTGTCACCGCATACATTTTCAATCGGGATCAACACTATTGCATCAGGAAGCTGGACGGGCGGCGGCGTGATTACGCCAAACCTGCGAAACAATATCGTCACGATCAACGACTGGCCTGATGATTATCTGATCCCCTTTGTTATCCCGCTAATGCAGAGAGTGACAATCAAATATGAATGGCGAACGGCATCAGTTAATTATCTGACGGATGCCACGGTATCAAGCCTGGTATCTTCGCCGACCATTTCCTATATCAACCAGATATTTGCGGGTAAACCTCTTAACATCAATAACCTGAAAGACATTTTTCTCCAGGCCATTAACACAGTCCTGGATATGAGCCTGATCAGC